GGCACACTAAGAGGTCCCATCGGTCAACGTTGGAGTCTGGGCCGTATGTGTTATTAGGGTACCCTGTCGGATCTAAATAATAGAGGTCTAGTCCGTCCTTATTATCGGCCGCCTCGGCGTGGGTCATTTGATGTTGTATGTCAAGTGGTACACCCGCATTAATAGTGAGCACTGCCATAATCTGAGTCATAGTGGTTAACTGTTCTTTGGTTGGTGGTTCACTGCCTAGATGATTTTCACTAACTGCATCCCAACACGCTTCAATAGCAATGCCTACTGCGTTACTGTTGCGCATATAGGTATGCTCCTTATAATCTGTTAAGGCTTCCATATCCGTCCACATCACGCCAGCCCGGTCGATATTGATATGATAATCCGTAAAGTGCTTACCACTTTTGACGCCTGTCCAATGCAGGTAGGCCTTTTCAATTTTTCCATATGCATCGAGTGCTAAAGCCTTTAACTCATCCATTGTAATTTGTCTAAACATTAATTATTTCCCCCTCTCATCATGGTTAATATCATCCGCTAATTGCTTAATACCTGGTCTGTTCATAGGCAACGTATTAGGCTCCTCTAGCTTATCCGGTATCCCGTTATGGTCTTTGTCAATAAACATACCACACAGCCCTACAATTGACATAAGTACAGACGGCACGAATATATGGTCAATGATAAGAATACCTTTATCGATAAGCTGATTAGCTTCAGGCGATACATAGCCTTTAATCGTCGATAATACATACTGGGCAACTACGAGTATCATCGGTACTAGCATGACGAGGACTAGCGCCCTCGTTGCTAATACGCCTGTTGGCCGTATACCAGCTATTCTGATAGACTGATAGGACCTCTTGATGCGGTTAATAATAGCTAGCTTATCCATTACCCCTCCATGCTTTTATAATTTCAATTACGTAAGAAAATACTTCCTTGAAATCGATTAGCTTATCCTCTACAATTTCTCGTAAGTTTTCAATAATCGACCAACATTCGGAGAGGAATGGTATTAACATGAATATGTTAGCAAATATGTGGTCCAGGAAGAGCGCTGTATTTGGAATAGGTATATCCGGTAGCGAAATAAACACAATGGATAATATCATCCATGCCGGATATTGTATGCATAGTTTTTTCAAGAGATCACCTCTAAGACGTTCACTCATTAAATATCTACGTTTCTGGCCTGTAGTTTCATCGACATAATTCCCTTTACCCCAACCATACCATACGAGCGTTGTTAATAATGTTATAGGTGTATTGGTTCTGTGATTATCCTTATTGTATCTAAGCACCTCCGCCGTAATGCGTTGTAGTACATCAATGAATAACAGTACGGTAGTTAGTATGATGATAACGCCCATACTGACGATATGCGCATGTGATACACCGCTAATCAGCATTATTAAAATATCGTTCAATATATCCATTCACTCCCCCTAATGTGATAGTTAAGTAGGGAGAACATATACGAGCTTTAAGCACAAACGAATCCGTCAACGTTCGCCAAGCCTCGCTTATAAAATCAGTTAATTCTTGCATGTGTTCTCCCTGTGAATTAATTAATTATTCGTCGTCAGTTTCTTTATAGTACGTACCTACAACTCGGATTACATCGTTGAATTGTTCAGTTAATGGATTCGATATGTATACGGCCTTAGCTTTATACACGGAAGAAAATTGAGCACGTATAGACTGTTCCAGTAACAATTGTACTTGTCGTTGGTTGTTAACAATATAACTCCTATACAGTTTTCTATTAATAGGTACCTCAACAGGCGTAGTATCGTTACCATATTGATAGTATACGGTACTAATATTAGGGTTGTTTAATCCATTCAACGTAGTATAGAGATTATCCACTGGAATTTTACTAGTCTCCGCATAGCCTATAATTTTATTAGGGGTATTAGAAGTAAACTTAAATTCTGTTACGCCGTCATACACCCAAGTAGGTCTATCAGAAATATCATAATTCTTATCGATATTATCTGTCTGATTCGTGAGGTCAACTGTTAATACATTACCCTCTTTAAATACACGAATCCCATTTTTATCAGTGAATTGTAACTTCTTGAATCCTGCGATAATAATATGAGAAACTTTTTCACCTAACATATTATAATAATTAACCGCTATATCATCTTTGTCATATGTTGGGATTTTAATAGTAGCTGTTCCATTAATAATTTCTGTAGGCCTTGTATTATCAATACCGACTTTATAATGGTCTTCACCCTGTAAGAATAGAATTGTATCTCCCTTTTGAGGTTGTGTAAATGTTAAAGGCTTAACATCTGACCGCGGGAACGGCTTACTTATATTACCAATTAAGGCGGTGAGTACATTGTCAACGCTGGCACTTTCGCACCACACGTTACCTTGTAATAAGAGTTGATGAGCATTGTCTACCGTAGCACTTGCGCCGTCTCGTCCGTCCTCACCTTTATCACCTTTGGGGCCTTTTAAGGCCTCTAATTGTTCGGTGGTGAAATCTGCGTAGACAAACGGGTTGCCCTTATCACCTTTAGAGCCTTTTAGGGCCTCTAATTGCTCTGGTGTAAAATCCTCATATCGGAATGGGGCGCCTTTCGGTCCGGGTTCGCCTTGCGGACCTTGTAAACCTTTCAGACTATCAAGCCATTCCTGTTCAGTACCTTTATACCCATGAGCAACTGCGATTTCATAAGCACTTTTTCCATTATCGCCTACCATGGTTGCTTTTACTTCCGCCTCTACTTTAATTGGACCTTCAAGTCTTACTGGTAACACTCTGTTTTGCATAATACATTCCTCCTTTAATCATGCATGGCCACATCCTGAATTATGTTGACTACCCCCATGCCCAGTTTGTAATATCGGCTAGGCTCCGATTCCTTATATGCAAAAGCATCATACACATGCTCACCAAAGGACTTAATTTCTAGGGTATCCTTTCCGGAAATATTGAATGTCGCAATCTTCCCAGATACTACCCCTTGCACTTTAATAACAAGCGGACCGCTTGCTCGCTTTCGTATGGCGAATACTGACTTGAACCCTGTCAAATCCACATTGTCATCTTGGACTGCGTAAACTATCCCGAAATCCTCGCCAATATTGAGGTCTATATCTTTTACATTCATTACTTATCATCTCCCTTAATTGAATGGAATCGTACCATGATTATCGTACCCGGTTACATCGACCACCAGATACTGAGATGTGGTTTTACCCGAACAACCTACAGGATACGCGGTGACTGTATTCCAATCAATGAACTGATACGATTTCAGCGATACAGTACTTTCATCGTGAAATCTGAACGTTTGCCACACTCGCCCCGTGTGTGACTTTTTATCTCCATTATTGATATTTGGCCCCCAAACGGATGCATCGATTACGGACATGGGTATAATCGCAACCTTGACACCATATGACTTTGGGTCACGGGCCATGTTTGTAAAAGTATCCGGAATGTAGTTTGATAACTGGTTATACCAATCGCGTGCGTAATGATCGATTATACGTAGATACCTAATGCGGCTATCATATATCACATCATTCTTGAAATTGAATTTATCCTCCCAGCTTGTTTTGAAGAATTTGTGCTTTCCTAAAACTTGCAAAGCTATATTGGGTTTGTTACCTCCTACCTTATCAACGAATCTGATGCGAGGTGCATTCGCATTGGCCGCAACGTCCTCGAAGTAACCAAAACAATAGAATTTAATACCCGCCTTTACTTCATCCACCATTGCTTGCGTTACCTTTTCACCTGGCTTAATTACATCCACTACTAGTACCATTAACTGCTCACGACGTTTATGAACCCACTGAGCCGCGAATTCATATCCTTGCGGAACTGATACTGCGATAAGAGGCGCGTCGCCATGATATATGCGATTAGTGATATAAAAGACCTGGATTACGTTAGCCTCCCCTGCAATGTATCCATATTGGAATTTACTTGTAGGCACCAGCATGGGCGTGTAAGCTACAGGTTTGAGTGGAATTTGAACCGTTGGCGATATCCCCCTCATTGCCCCCGTATAGAGAACTGCATCTTTTTGTTTAGGAAAGCTAAGATATACTAGATTATCATAGGTATCGTTTATAATCGTAACACCTTCTTTATTTTGGATGTTAATAAATTCCATACGCTAGCCACCCTTCATACGTAAGATCCTTAAATTGACGATTGATATTATATTCATCCCGGGACACTGCAAAATAATATGTTATGATATTGCCCCTAACCTCTGCCACTAAGTACTGTCCCATGGCTGCAGCCCAGACATGTTGCCCAGGCTGCAATCCATTCACGGTAATTTGATGACGTCGATTAGGGATGTCAGATACATACATCCGCCCCTCGATACGCGTAAGCCTTTCCTTGAGATTTAGTATGATATTGCCATTAGCATCATAAGCTAATACATGCGGTTCCATAATACCTCCTACCAGCACCCAAGTTTAATCCGAGGGTTATTGTCATCATCAAAACCTGTAATAAGATTATCCTGAATCTCAACACGAGCGCCGGTCTCTTTTGAACGAAGTAACCCGATTGTACCGGACACTGCCGCTAAATTTTCAACATGTAATTTGTCGGCAGTGACTGCGTTAGCCTGAATCATCTTATTAACAATGACGTTATCATCGAACTTAGTCGCTCCGGTGATGTGAATCAATTCCCCCGCAATGTATACACCGGACTGACTGAGGTTAATGCGAGACACCAACTCACCACCATCAATCTCGCCAATACTTTTTTTAACTTGCAAATCGATGCTACCAGCTAACTCAGTAATGCGAGATTCTGTATGTGACGCCAAATTCGTAATTCTTCTTGTAGTCTCTTCAGAATTCGTATTGAATTTCTTATCAAGCTCCTTAATTCGCTCATCAACTTTATTCAGCCCGAGAGACTCAAGATCTAGCAAGCTCGCATCAATTTGTGTCTTAATCACGACTTGCTTCTCGTTAACGAGTCCATCTCCGAAGACATCAACAAACGAGCAACGTATCCGGTATATTCCGGCTGAGTTCGAATATGTCAGCATGGTGCTAGTAGTTTCAAAATCATCAGTGCGTTCATCTCCGATCACGTGGCATCTGATTGCGTATGCTTGTACCGGCTTAGTTGAGAAATAAAGATTGAATCCGCCTAACTGACTTTTTACTACAAACTCAGGCGCTGCCAACTGCGGAACGTTATATTCATATGTTGCTGCAGTCGAGTATTTGCCCAACGTGCTGCGAGCATATAAGTAAACAGTATCCGCTCGTTTAGATAGAGTAAGTACAGCAGAGATACCTTTAACTCTTGCCAATAAAGCATTCGTATCTTTACCAGGATTATTATCGGTACGTAATTCGTAATAGTCGACGTCAGCATTCAGCACTTCATCCCATGATGCGGTGGCATTTCTACCGAACACAATACCGAAATTGCTAGGCATATCAGGTATCGCGTCCATCGGTTTGACTATCACGTCAACCATTTGGGCTGTTTCTGCTCGGTTGCCAAATCGGTCAACCGAGATTGCTTTGATTCGATACGCCTCACCCGGGCCTAATGATTTGATAATAACCTGGCTGTTGCTACTGCCGGCGTACTGCCAATCTTGGCCAGTTACAGGCTTGCCACTTTTAGCTGTCAGCATATACCATACCTCAGCCACATCGAAGTTGGCAGGATTACTAGGCGGGTCAAATAGCACTTGTAAGTCGTAGTACACACTCTTATCTGCAGTCTGATTATATCGACTGAGTACGTGCAAATTTTGCACATCCTCAGGTACTTGCATTTTAGGTATGTTAATCGATTTAGTAACACCTGTAGTAAGCTGGCCTAACTCATTAATTGCCTGCACGCGTACTTCATAGTTCGCGCCTAGCAGCACATCGGATATTGTGGTAGTATTTGTGGATGCTGGGTAGTTTCCGATATATGTCCACGTATCGCTTTTTACATTTCGGTAATTTACGACTACGTTTGAGACTTTTCCATCGCGAGGTAACTGCCATGTTACACCTATACGTGAGTACATGATGCCGTTAGCACCATATACATCACTCACTAATCCTACTGCTTGAATATCAGATGCACCATGATTTGTATAATCAATACTTGGCACCGTGCCATCATCTGATACGTAGAGTTCTGGATAATACTCCATGCATTGAATCTTACGGGTCATTTCTGATAGTGTCTTTGTAATAGCCAACACACGAAACGGCTTAGCCGATTTAGAAATCTCTCCGAATGCGTATACCGCATCAGGCTGCACTGGTATAGCCTCTTTAACAATCACATTGAGACCTGACACATTTACTACGTTAAACGTAGAGACGATATCTGTAGAGTTGCTACGAATCAGCAATTGATAATTCTTCCCTGGTTGTACCGACACTTCCTTGTCGAGTGTAATCGTCTGTCCACTTACCGCAACCACACGACCGCCCTCACCCCATTCAGGTATGTCGTGCTGAATTAGAATGATGTCTCCTACCGTGCACGCTATGGCATCCGTAAACGCCTCTATTGTCACAGTACGTATTTCATATTTATTACATCGCAAGAAATGCTTACCGTGTTTATAAGCTTGCTCAAGGCTAGTACACCCCATGAGTTCAACTTGTGCCGGATTTGTTAGCGTATCCGACTCGTCATAAGTATCACCGTATACAGGGATGACATCTCTTTCGTAATCCTTATCCTTGTTAAGGAACGATATTTCAACAGAGTTCGCCCTAGCCTCTACACCTTGAAACTCTTCAGTAAAGCTACCTTGTTTTATATTGGCCACAGTAAATAGCTGTACCGGCGTAGATTGATAATCACTAACACATGTGAACCTGGTTCCTACAGGAATCACTTTCCCTCGACCTACTGCCTCCGGATACTTCAACGCATCCCATAATCGCATAGCGGTGTCGTATATATAATTGAATGTAAACCCATTTGTTTTGCACTTATCTGCCCATGCCTTAAATGCGTTATAGTCAAGGCGCATATGTGGCTGTCCGAATACAATATATTCACCGCCAATCTTACGGCAGATGTGGATTAAATCATAAGCAGCCCAAGCCGGATTGTCAGCTGGTTGTGCTTCATACTTATTGATGTACGGATTGAATACATACACCTCTGAGCGCTCTTGAATCCATGTCACTTTTGGATCGGTACCGCTTAGCTGAGATGTGGCCAAGGCCTTAATCCCAATAAGCGCTTTTCCCGGATGTACAAAATCATCATAGATAATTTGGGTTAACTGCACCCAATAAACCCTATTGACATGGCGTAAACTCTTCCCATCTTTTGCGCTGCAGCGCATACGAATTTCATAACGAGCCTTTTCAAGATTGTCAAATCGGAAAACACGATAAAATGCATTATTTGTCGCCTCTTCGATTCGTCCTGCATATTCGGATGTGTTCGCTGCGCTATTGTCTGACTTGATAAAATTCCACGCATCGCGGCGCTTAATATGTCCCGCCATACCCTTTTGATTTGCTAAAGGTAAAGCTTGCCAGGACTCATCCCCCACCTTACGAATTTCTGCTTTCAACGTGACTGACGTACGGTCAGCGCCGCCGCTATCATTGGAATAGTATAATCCGTTTGGAAATCCGACAGTTAACTCTATCGCGTCACATGCATCTCCCTGTACCTGTTGTGTGTTCCACGATTCAGTCAACTCATAGTTTAGAGATTGATCAGCAAAGTTATCATTAAAATTTGGGATAACGGTTTGGTCATTTGTGCCCTTTCTGACATCCACCTGTACATCTTTATAATTACTGATTGGGTTAGCATTAATACGAATATCTTCTATTTTTGATAATTCGCCCTCACCCGCACAGTATAAAAGGTTAAGGTATTGCTTTTCACCATCACTAATTACATGGCGGGATAATAATAACCCAGCACTTTTCATACGGCCATATGTAACGGCTAAAGGGTAGCCTTGCCCAGTAACAGTTTCAGTACCTCCCCAGCCATATGTATTTGACTGTTCGGAATTCGAACGGTCAACCTTAGGAGCAGTTAGCTTTGAGACAATAGCATTACCTATCATCCCTACCGCCATAGCAATTACTGACCGCCAAATTAAGCTTTGGATACCAAAGATAGCACCCGAAGCAATGCCACCAGTAAATACAGCCATCCCTATTGATAGAAGAACTCCAAAGAACTTACCCTCAACTCGGGGCATTATTACGATGTAGTCTTCATCGTTAACAACTGTATCCGGCGTCGCCTCATGTCCATTTACTGAATACGCCCATTCACCAGGTGCACTGAAGTAATAGCTGATAGACTTGCCCCGTTTAAATGGCAAATATTTTGTATCCCGCTGCTCCGGCTTGAACGGGTTATTTACAATGATTACGTTAACCATCTGCTACTCCTTCCTTTCATATATGTGCTTCAATCGAGGCACGTACTTTGATATATGTTCTATGCATGTGCCGCTGTGTTCGGTAGCGTGTATGAATTTACCTTCACCGAGATAAACTCCTACATGATCGAGATTTTTACCATATAACGCAAATACCAAAACGCTACCTGGCATTGGTTCGCGAACTTCACGCCATTCATCCATTTGAATTTGGGTATATTCGGGTAGTGATATTCCACTACGCCGATATACCTCAACAACTACATCCCAGCATTTCATTTCCGAGAATGGAGTGCCTATCATATCAGTCAAATCACTTATTGGATGCATAAAGCCCTCCCTGTGGAATAGTGGGTTCTCCTCCAAATCGAGTACTGTTCCCCAATTCACGACATCGTGCTAGGGTTTTATTACATTGATTTTCGTGACCCTTATATCCACATTGAACCCCTTTAAATTTGAACGGACAGAAATCCTTCATCACACGAATTAATGGGAATCGTCGGGTGAAACTAAAGTCAGTCCCCAACGTAAACTCCATCCATTCAGCATTCGCATGGGTTCCTGTAATTACGAAATGCTCCTCTTGCTCGCACACATCAGGTATGTTCGTATTCACTACACGAATGATGACATTGGCTCCAGTGAATCCATTATTAGACTCTGCCATACGCTGAATTGTACGAGTCACGTTAGACACGGATAGCTTGATATTAGGTAAATCCGTCGCATTCTCTGTAACATCTTGAATGGTAAATGGAAATGCGATATAAGTATTGCCTTGAAATTGGATATTCTCCGTATTGTATACCAATCGAATCGTATCGTTTTTATAGGATATTTCTAACAGCATTAACCACACACCTGTGGCCGATATTTGGTTTTTCTCTAAAATCGATGCCGTTGAGAGCGGTAACATTTTATACCTCCTGTAATTTCACGGTTCCCATCCACACTCCGTAGTCATTCGCCGCAAAGTCTAACTGATCAGCAAATCGCACTTTTAGTGTTTCACGAGTTTCAGGATGAATCCAATCAAACACATTTGAACAGTTAACATCGTCATAGAATGCCCGAAGTTTATAGTAATCGGCTGTTGGCAACTTATACCCTACGGAATATGTCCGCAGTGTCTTTGTCGTCTTTTTCCTGGTAATTAGCGTCATGTTTTCAACTTGACCTTTATACGAAATATCTGGAGTAGTCTCCTGAATTGGGTATATCGGCCATCGAATATCTGGAAATACTGCCATATTTATACTGCGGATGCCTTGATGGCGTCACGCATACCTCCTTTGTTTGATTCCATAGCTCGAACTACTACATCAATAACATAATTTTCACCATCGAACCTGGAATTCTGTTGCTTACTTTCAAGAGCTTGGCCAGACTGATTAATGATATTAACAACTACGTTGTTACTTGTAGTGCCGCCCATCAATCTGCGAGTTTCGCTCGCAGTGTAAATGCGATGCGATCCGGAGGATTGTAATAATTCCGGTCCGTTTTCACCGACCAGCATAAGTCCCGGGTTTGTTTTCCCCCCGGCAGCAAAACGATTGCCCGTAAATGCAGAACTAAATGAACTGCCGCCAGCAAATGATGATGTCCCTTTTGCAGCACCTAGAGAACCGATTCCGTTAACTACTCCGCCGAATAGGCTTTGTAACTTAGGCATTACATATTGTTGGAATGTTAGTTGAATCATCATCTTAATAATGGCATTTGTCATATCCTTGAATATGTCCTTAATGCCTTTACTAAACGACTTCGTTCCTGTTGCCATAGCCTCGAGATTATTTGTCCATGCTGAGTTGATAGAGTTCATTGTGCTATCGAATGTAGACTTCGCTAAGTCAGCATAGTTAGTAGTCTCTTGCTTATACTGCCGAGCGGCTTCTTGCAAGCTTGTTTTAAGACTACGACCTGCCAACTCCCATAGCTTTTGCTGGGACTCTAACAGATTCTTTTCAATTTGCAGTCTTTGTGTCGCACTTAATTGAGCCTCTTTGACTTCGCTTCGTGCGTAATCAATGTATGATTTTAACTCTTCAGCAAGTAAAGCGTCCGCATCACTACGAGATAACCGACCAAGCGTAACCATATTAGTTAAGTGGTCAACGGTTTCACTCGTTTGAGTGTATGCTAACTCTCTGATTTTCTGCTCAGTATCAGAAGCCAATTTTAGGCGCTCTGCTTGAGCTTTCTTTTCAGCGAGTTCCTTATCGCCTACGGATTTAGTGTACTCACGGACATTATCATCAATCTGCGCCTTTTGCGCTTCAGCTTCGACTTTGAGTAATTGTAAGCGGTCACCGGTACGTTCAAGATCGAGTTTCTTAATATCCTCGTTCATCTTACGGACACGAATAGTTTGATTACGTTGCGCCTCAGCTAATCGCTTTTGATACAGCTCTTCGTTCTTAGCTCTAACTTGGGCAGTTAGATTTGACTCAGCGAGCTTCTTAGCATTTGCTGCGCTACCTGCTGTGTCTGTAGAGGCGCTCGATGTAGCACCTGCTAATAAGCTAGTATCTACATAACCAGTAATAGCACCAAAATCACCCGATACGCTAGGCTTGCTAACAACACCTGTACTGGAATTAGCCCCAGTGTATCCGCCCTTGCCGTCAGAGATTACGATGTGATTATCGCCAAGGACTACGACGCCATCTCCGGCTTTAGGTGTATATCCATCGCCTGCATCATGCCATGCACCAGCAGCTCTTGCTGCATCCATGATAGATGGAACATACCGAGGTACATCCTTACCAAATGCTTGAAGTACAGAGTCGGAGAATAGCTTGCCGCAATCTGTTGCCCATGTACCATCTGCACCTAACTCGTATGCCTTCCCTAGTTGCTCATTAGCTGCATTTAATACACTTACGGCTTCGCCAGTAGCGCTTCCGCCCAGTCCTGAAACGGAACGGATGATGTCACGGATATTCTTATTGTTGGATTCATACTGATTCTTAGCTGTTAACTTATCAATTTCGTATTGACTGCCGTCAATTTGTAAGCTTTGCAAGGTAATCGATTGGTACAAATCCGCCATGCGTTCCACAGCACTCGTCAACTTCTCGGCCGCTTGTTGAGCTTTCTTAGCAGCCTGCTCTTGAGCTTTGGCCGCTTTTGCAGCTTCCTCATTTGCCTTATTGATAGCTTCGGTATTAGTTAACACGCCGCCGTTAGCAATCTCTTGCTTTGCTTTTTCAAGTTCTTCATCGGCTTTCTTTCTAGCCTCGTCTGCAGCTTCCTTTTCTTTAAGAGCTGCATCGATTCTAGCACCTTCCTCTTTGGTAGCCATGCGGTCATTTTTAATGAATCCGAATAAAGCTGAGTCTTCTATCCAATATCGAGAATCATGCGATTCACGGAACTTATCAGACATTCCTGCTGTCGAATTCGTATTTTTGTGAATACGCTTACCGTCAACTTCTACATTTAGATAAGAACCTGCGGTTTTAGATGCATACACTGCATCATATATGTTCTTAGCTGCGAGCCCTGCTACCGTAGCCAATGTTACCCAAGGACCTGCAGCAGCAATTGTAGCTAATCGCATAAATCCGAGTGCGCTGGTTAGTGATCTCATTACTATGATTACTGCACCAGCTTCTGCACCGAATTTAACAATTCCGCCGATAGCTTCCTTTTGCTCGGCAGTCATTGACTCGAATTCTTTAGCTACATCTAATACGCCTTTTGCGTAGTCATTAAACACAGGAACTAACTCATGACCGATGGATACCGCAAGTCGTTTACCCGTATTTTCTAAATCCTTTAATTCGCGATTTAGCTTTGCGGATTTAGCTGCAGTCTCGTCGTCGATAATAAGCCCCATCGCTTTGGCACGTTCAGCCACTTTGTCCATCTGTTCTGCGGACATGTTTAGCATGGCGTGCATCTGATACCCAGTACGTCCAAAGAGTTCCATTTCGACACGAGTCTTTTCAGCGCCATCTTTCATGCCTCTTAGACGTTCCTGTATCATCTTGAAGACTTCAACAGTATTCTTGCCTTGGATATCTTCAAGCGTGTAGCCTAACTTACTGAATATATCAGTGCCGAGCTTTCCTTCTGCCCGAGCGACTTCCATTTTTTCTTTGGCCGCTCCGACGTTCTTGGAGAACTTAGCAAATGCACCAGCGCTATCTTCCATAGCTATACCCATATAATTAGCCACTGCTAATAATTCGCTGGTTTCTTTTGCCGTAGCACCGGTAATCCCTGATAATTTCTTAACGGCTACATCCCATTGGATAGCCTCCTTGGCCAATTTAGCGCCGATGCCTACTACCCCGACACCGGCACCTATTGCCATGAGGTCATTCTTCATTTTGCCTAGGGCGGATTTGGCGCCTTCGGCACTAGCTGTAATTTTCTTGAGTCCAGCTTCCGTATTCTTGTCGGTCAGCTGAACAACAATATCAATTAAATTATTGGCCATCCTTGTGCGCCTCCTCCAATTCTTTAGCTTCTAACAATACGAGTAAGTCGATAAGATGCGGTAGTGGTTCAATGCCGTAAGCTTTCGCCACTTCTAATACCGCCGGCATATCGAATCCAGCAATCCCAGCTGAATGCCAACGTCGTTGCATTCGGCTTGCATTATATACTCGCATCGCTTGTCGTGTACCATCTAATTGATGCGGGGAATTAAACTCACACTCCGAGCAATCAAAATTCTGTTTAGTCTCACGTTGCATCTTGATACAATCAGAGCAGTATTTTGGTTTGTCGGAGTTGAGCCAACTCCACGCATCAATTAGTTTTTTTCGATTTCAGCCTTTTTTTCATGCGTAAAGCGCATGGTATCGAGTGCAACTTCCATAAGATCATTGTCTGGTGCTGCGTTGATTTCATCTTCAGTCAATCCGTAGATGTGCTGCATAATCCATTGTGCAAGGTCACGAGAACGTAATAGACGTTCTGTGTCCGGTGCTTCTTCCGGAACTGGGGTATACAATGGGTCTAAACCAGATTTAATTAATTCACCACGTTCAGCGAATGTTAATCCTCTTACTTTGATATCTTCAAATGCCATGTTGGCACCTCCTAGTATTGTTCTTGATTATTAACTAATGTAATGATTGCTGCGGATTTACCCGCATCTGCGCGATAGTACGCCTTGAATGGTAATTCAATATTGACGCCACGAGGACCGTCGATGCCTGGAGATTGCCGTTCATATACAAGTTCAGGCAACTTGAATGTAAGCGACCAGTCGTCTTGTTCAAGTCGTAATTCTAAGCTGGATTCCGTACCATTAACCGCTTTATTCAAAAGGTCCTTATTTTGGAAGAACGCTTTAATCGTCCCCGAAATTGACGCAATACCTGGGTCAATGTATGTTCTAAAGCCTTTACCGCCGATAGCGTAAGAATCACCATCCAAGCCAAAGTCAAAGTTGATGTCGCAGCTCAAAATATTGGCCACAGTAACTCCGCCCTCTTTGATAGTCGCGTTAAGATTTTGGAACGGTAGGAAATTAACTGCTTTTGCTGCAGCGTCGAATGTAGTAGCTGCCAAAGTTTCCTTGCATCCCATCACATCAACGGATGCAGTTAATTCAGCGTCACCGCCGAATTTAAAGCCCAATTTACTGATTCGCGCACCTGAGAATTGTTGGAATACGTTAACATCAGGGTATCCCTGTTCAATAGTTAGCGACGGCATTGTGTTGCCGATTTTAAACACATGCTCAGACTTCTTATTTGGCGCTTGGCCAGTTGTATTAGAAGTCGGTTGCCCGAAGGCAGCTTTTAGCCAATATCCGATGTCAATTACGCCAACAGGTACGGTTAAACTACCGGACGTGTCGATGTTGCCACGGAATGGCGCTGCCGGATTGCGATCACCACGGATTACAGTGGAGTCGTTTAAGTTTTGGCTAGCTTTTACAGAACTAGAAATAATCGGAATGATTACACCACCTGTAGATGGCGTAGTACCAAAGTCCGATTCAAAAGCAATCGCCACATGGGACTGAGAGCCCTGTGCACGTTTTGCTGTTGCCATATGCATTTCCTCCTTTAGTATTCAATATTCCCGCCGATTACATGCGGGATTTCTATAGTAGCTGTTAAACGTCCAGTGAACACTGGGCGCCAATTCATGCTATCAAGTTCATAGTCAATGTCGATAACAGGGAACGCGGGATTCACCTTGCAAATGCATTCAATAATTAACTGCCCTAGGTCATCCGATTCTAGCGCTCCGTCGTATCGAATAATATTCTTAACACGAGTTGCACCTTTATGGACGATACCCCATACAATCATTAACGAATATGTGTAGGTATCAGCAAGCCCCTCGTTCTTATTACTCGGTAGTAATATGATGCAAGGGCAATCTTCTTCAAGCGGTGCTTCGACATCGTCATAGCCGACATACAGTTGCGCCGGCTTTCCGTATTTGTCATTGCAAAATTTAGTCAACGCCTCATCGTTCGCTAAGGCCTCAGCCCATCGTTCAACGATGCGCGACAGTGGAATTGTTTGTTGCATCAAATCACCTTACCTTGTAGTTCCGTCGAGACGCAGAATGCGCACCAGTACCATTAATAGCGTAGTCACCTATCTTAGCCTCGATATAAGGTTTAAGCTTAGGCTGTAGTACAGTTTTCATAGGGCCGTACGTGTGACGTGCAGGAATTTTGAACATCGATTTACCTTTAGGTAGCGGTACACCTGCAGCAAATAACTTCTTGCGCATAGGCTCTGTAATCTGCTTGGTGTAACCTTCCTCGATGCGTTCACCTAACCGTTTAGCCGAATTAGATAACCACCCAACTCGGACGGATTGCTTGCCCTTGTCATACTGGTATCCAACTGCATTTGATAACTTACCGAGTGGACTGTAGCCAATTGTCCTGGCGCTAATACCCATATCGAGTAAGGCATTTCGCGATTTAGAGCCCCAGGCCTCTCGTTCAGCTCGTCCGCCACTTTGGTATGCTTTGCGAAGCTTAGCACCGAATGCTGATTCAAATGCAGCACGTCGTGCGGGTGCCATAAAATTGGGATATCTACGTCCACCTGGTGCACCCGACCGAATGCCCTGCTTAATTTCCTTTTGCATCATCCAACCTGTAGACTTTAATGCCTTTCGCATCCAATCGGGTTTGGTTTCCGTGATGAAATTCAGATACGGTGTGGCTGTGTCTGTAATCGTAATCGGTTCGTTACTCATTACGGTCTCACCGCCCTCACGTTATGGACGATTTCCAAACAATACATCGTACCGTCGAAGTTGGAAATGTGATCAACGTACCATTTCTCGCCATTGATATACACTTCGTCTTTTGATCGTGGTTCAGGAACATCCTTAGCACGCACCCAAATCTGAGCTTTATCTGCTAATGCTTTATCGACAAATCCGGAACCTTTGCCATCATATTCGCCAATCTCCACGCTAGCTTTTATGGATTGGCCCTTGTAAGTAATCTTTTCGCCGAATACAGAAAGCAGCGCATTAGGCTTATACCCTAATTTCATAATGCATTACCTCCTATGGAATGGGCGGGCATATGCCCGCCTTTATATTACTTTTCCACATTTGGCACAAGTGCGACTTCTAACACTGTAGTGCCTGGGCGCTTTTCTGTGATAGCTACACCTAATACTGGGTTAGTATCTGTTTTAGATGCTCGCTTTTGTGCTTTGTCAAAATACACATTATCGCCTACTGCAAAAGAATCAGAAGCCAATGCCGCTACTTCAAAGCAGCCTGTTACCTTAACTGCACCCACGGCATTAGGTGCGATATCTGTAATTGCAACACCATGCATTTTGCCGATAGGGACAATATCCCCTACGGCAATCATATCGGATGCTGTATTTTTAAAATCAATGCGATCTAATTCTTGAATGAATTGTGCCATATCTAATTACCTCCTAAATCAATTACTAATTATTTACCAGGGTTTTTATACAAACCGCGGAAGTCGAGCGCAGTTGCGTTGCAATCCATTGCTACTTTGTACTCGATGCCGTCAACTTTAAAGCCTGTTTGCGATTCTAAACGAGGCGTTTCAACGCCATTTAAGTACGTTACTTCGATGGTTTGAACATCTGTAGGACGTGCGGCTAAATACCAAGCATGTGGATCCGTTAATGCTGCATCTACGACGATAGTGAATCGACCACTGAATGGGTTATCTGTATCATTATTACGAGCAGGGTCTGCGGTAGATTTAACCAATTGATAAGCCAATGCTTCGAGTTCTGGCGGAATAATCAAATATGTAGGTGCGATGTTCAAATTGCGATTTTCACCAATATGCTTTTGACGACGCATTGCCGCTACACCCGCAGATAAAGATGCAACACTTAATTCAGCACCAGCAGCCGCCAAGTTGCCTCTGTTAGTACCGAATAGCGCTTTACCGTCACTCAATACGGTATTACCTGTTAGCAACCCGTACACCATGCTGTTGATGGTATCCTTTGCGGAACGGCCAAATTTAGAAGCGATATCTTTGAACACACCCAAATCATCATTGATGATAGCTTGTCGTGTTAAGCTGAACGTACGACCGTATGTAAATACACGAACATCGTTACCAGCTTCTTCCAACTTAGAATCCTTGAATTGTCCGCCTTCAGGAACGAGTTTCAATTCAGCTGTTTCAGAAAGTAGAATACGTTTTGCCGGTTTGAAATCACGGTTACTACCTTTGCCGGTCCACGCATCGAATGTAGCCGGTGCGGTTTCATAACCTTGTACCAAGGATTTATTTGCTACGTTAGACAAAGCAATTGGGAATGTGGATGTGGAGTTAATCGCTTCACGTGCCAATTCCAATCGGTCAGCATAGTTAGCGGTTAAGCCTTCCCGAACCAAAGACTCACGAGCTAATTCCATCAAGGACATAGAACGAAGTTCATTTGCACCTGGTGCAGGATTTGTAACTGGGATGCCCGCAGACATCATCAAAGCGTCCTGCATAGCCATGCGGAACTTATCAGAATCTGCTTCGCCGACTTTAGTGATTACTGGCTTATTGCGTTCACGCAATACGTCCATTACTACCTCACGAACTTCGGCAACAGATTTGCCAGATTTGATGAATTCATCTACGCCATCAACTTCAAAGTCGCGGCATAAACTTGTGATTGTAGATACACGTTCACGTTCTGCCGCAATCAACTTTTTAGCATCAGCTGCATTAAAACCTTTAACTCCGGACTCTGGTACTTCCGGTACTACTTGTGGCACGTTTTGCTCAGTGCCTTTTGCTTTTGCATCACCTTTCATAGGTTCCTCCTCATTATCTTCTACACTTCTGCCTACCCCTACAGTCGGATCTGCAGGGACGGACACAACACTAATCTCCAATGGTTCCCAATATGTAATTACGTATGCTGGGCCTGTAAACCGGCCATTGGAACTTTTAGAATCGGAATCGATTAATTCCTCATATCGACTTATGTCATATCCGACACTCACACCCTGTAATGTGCCTTTTAACACTTTTTGATAAATCTTTTCGGATTCATCATCTTCATCGAATCGAACAATCGCCTTGCCGCGATTATCTTCAATCCACACTTTATCGACGTGACCAACAACTGCGCTGCGGTCATGGTTGAATAGCAATGTGCCTAAACCGTTATTAAATCGGTCTAAGTTAACGCAGCCTTCGTCATGACACAATATCTCTGTTCCGAACCATCTTTCATATGGCTCTTCAGAGGAAAAGGACAATTCGACGGTACGATCATCGTTCGCTTCGATATTTGTAATTTGCGCCTCTCGGGCATATTTACCTAAGAGCTGCTTCTTTGCAAATTTCCCCACTAGCTATCATCTCCTTTCATATCAGTGGTGTTATCATCCGCTAGATTCGTTATGTCCCCATTCATATCAAGGGCAACACCCAATTCCTTAATGCGGTCTTGTTCCAGCTTCCGCTGTTCTAATACTTCTTCCCAGTCCTTACCTGATGCACTACATACATCCTCGAGCGTTGTGAGTCCTGCCTTAATCGCTTCTTTGTTAGCATTAACTTCCTTAACAGGGTCAATCCAAGACCAACCTGGAGCTAGCCATGCTACTTTCTTATAAAGTTTTGGGTTCGCTGCATAGTCATTGGCCGGGATAATTCCCTTCAGGTAGCACGCTTCAATAAAGGCGCGCCATACAGGCATACAAAAATGCTCAATTATAAAACGCTGCATCTGCTTGAATGATTGCTGATCCTCCAGCATATTCTGCCGAGCTGCGGAGAAGTTACCACTAATATTGCGCGTCACTATGTCCGCGCTTAAACCCATGCCCGACGCTATGCGTCTCGTTTGGGTCGCCGAATATTCTGATGCGGTTCCAGCATTTCGCTTAGGCTCCGCAAACGAAATAGATTCGCCTGCACGTAGATGTTGGATAATCCCTGGTGCCATTGAACGAACTTTCTTACCTTTGCCGTCCGTTTTATTAGAAATTATAGGAGCGTTTCCAGTATTACTTGTTACAAACGCACCGAAACATGCTGCTACACGAGCCGCTATGAGGTCGGCATCCATATATTCATCTACATCGTGAATGCGCTTTAATACGAGGGCTAACATGCTAACCCCGCGCAGTTCACTAGGCCTACGCGGTTTATGTAATAGGAAAGCCCTAGTACTTGGTAATCGTGCCTCGTTAAATGACCGTATCCCTAACGGATCAGTTTGGAATACGTGATATGCTATTGGTCTTCCATATTTATTAACTTCCACACCATTAACAATATTGTTGCCATTCTCGCTTACCGATACGGCTCCGATATTCTCACCTTCGATAAGCTGTAACGATAGTGGTATATCTGTACCTTCGGAGGTCATATTGACTAGGATTTCCCCGTCATAGACCATTCGACGTAGAGCCATTTCTTGCAACTCGTAGAACGTAGATATTCCTCGGATATCCGCATTCTCCTTATCCACCCAATCAGACCAAGCATCCTCAATTTTCTTGTTGAGTCTTTCATTTAGCTTTCCTGCTTTGGTCTTGATTTTGCACTGTGGCTTTATACCTGTACCTACTACATTCCGTAGTAACGCCAAAACGACACTTTCAGCAAGGTCACTATTAAGTTCTGCTGCACGTGCACGCCCTCTAATCAAATCTCGTTGACCTGATGCCACCTGTTCAGCTGTACCAAATACAGGCATCCAGTCGCCACTCAATCGGTCTGTTGCTGCCGCATCATATCCGCGTTCAAGTGAACTACGAAAATATGCTCTACGAGCAGCTCGTTCTGGATTGAAATATGCTATTACCTTATCGAGTATGTTCATCGTCGCTCCCATGACACGTAGGATGTCGTGCTATTACCTTCCTCATCATCAACGCGAGACATTAACTCACGTTCACGGGCGTATAATGTCGGCAGGTCATGCGTCTTAAATCGCTTACCACCTACAGACATCTCAGCGTATCCATTCGTCTCAATTTCCTCGATTATCGTTCGAATACGCTCCAAGTCTTCTCTTGCGCTCATGGTCTCACCTCCTTCTTAACTAAACCAACCTCGGCTATCTGCATTAAAGTCTTCGTCATCCGTATCTTCGTCCTCCTCATCGGTATCCAGGTTATATTCGGGTAAGTATTTAACACCTACCGAGTCCGCCACCATGGCGTTGTATACACATGTATCCAACAAGTGATTTGTTGGATGACTGGTTAATGGTTTCCATTGCACTGTAACTGCTCCGGTCTTTACATTTCGGATTTCTTGCTTTTCCTCCGACCGGAGGTGCTCCGAATATTCCTCTGGGCAATCCTTAAATAAATGGATTGTGCCAGGCTCATTAGCCGGACGTACCATACGTGCAAATATAAAGTCCTTCCAGTAATCGGTATTCACTACGTACAGCTTCATGCCTCCGATAACGCCCTTCTCGATGCTGCTCATCTTATAAGGCGGCGCTAGAGGACTGTGCGAAGAATCACCTTTAACTGGCACGCATACTTCTGGGTACTGTGCACAGTACTGATATACTTCATCTGTTCGGTAGCCACTATCGATACCGGCCCTCACAATCTTACGGGCCTCACCATACTCTGATGGATATTCTCTATCAATGAGTATCTCGGTTAAATCTGCCCAACTACTTGCTTGACCATAATCAACTAAGTAGCTTGATACGCCGTGAGCATAGGCTCTAACCTCCCACCAGAAATGATCTTGCTGCACGTCGACGGATGCAATGAGTAATGGTGCATGCTGTGGCACAACACCGCGAGGAACTTCTGATTGTGTAAACACGAGATTTTGTGTGCTTTTAGTTTTAGCAGATTTCCACGGCTCTGCTAGCCATGAATTGATGAAGTTCATTAACTCACTTGGCGTATCTTTTGATTTGACAAACTCATACGCTACATCCCCGAAGGTGACCCATGGAGAATATAGAGATGATAGATGATAGGCGACCGACCGGACGACTCGAACTTGCGATTCATTCACCGCCAGCCATTCACCTTGCCGGAGCATATCCATCTTATGCTTATCATCAATACGGTGCTTACAATGTTCGCACTCATAATATGCGGTATCACGTATCATATCCGCATTGCCATGGTGTTCTTCCGGCCATTTTATCTGTTTGAACTTGAGGGTCTGCGACACCCCGCAATGCGGACATGGCACGTAATACTGCTTACGTTCATTCGCGCCCATATAGGATTGCCAAATATTGCCACTTTCAATCGTAGGAGTTGACACCCTTACAATCTTCTTATCAACGAATGTCTTGGTACGTTCCTCAGCCAGCTTAATCGGATTCGCTTCCTTACCGGAGAAAGCTGGGTACTTATCAATCTCATCGAAGAATAAGTACTTAATTGACCGACTTGACAAGCTACTTGGTGAGTTCGCTCCTACGAGCACCATGTAATTCCCGTTAACGAAGTCTAACTCCAGCAGCTTACTGCCTTCGTCATATATATTCGCAAGCGGCTCTACGCTCCTAATCATCGGTTGCACACGTTTATCACTAGCGAATTTCGCGATAGTATCCGTCGGATAAACCATCATGACTGGTGATGCAGTTTGATGTAACGCATATCCAATCATATTAAGCTCAGCTTCCGTCTTACCAATCTGCGCCCCGAAACATAACGAGATGCTTTCAATAAGAGGGTCCGTAAATTTGTCCATAGGCTCCTTGAGATAAGGTGTCCGCGCTGTACGCCATCGTCCAGGTTCAGCAGATACATTAGTCAGTACCCTGTACCTATCCGCCCATTCCGAAACGGTGTATCTTTCAGGTGGCTTGAATGCCTCTAATTCCTCAGGGAACCAGTCAACCTTTGGACTTATCTTTTCCCGTGGCTTTGACTTTCGGCGTGTACTCGCCTGCGCGTGCGTAGCTTTCGAGGTATTCTTCGACAAGGCCATTCACCACCTTTTCTACACGAGCACGTTCCTCAGGATCCGTGAATTCACTTCCGATACGCTTACCTAATTTGGTAAACGATGTCTTTAATTCCAATATCCGATTAGCCCATGCCTGTGCCACATCGGCACGAGGAACATATTCGCCATTCAGCACATCCAACATTTTCTTTTCTCTTGCAGCCTTTGCTTCCTTATAATCAGCTTCGGCTTCTAGCTTACGAGTTGATGCGGATTTGCTTTTAGCGTTATCACCTTTTGCCTGCCCCAAATACACGAGGACTTCTCGGAGATTCCACCAACCTACAGCGGCTTTAGGCATCCCTGCTTTATGATGTCGAGAAATAATTTCCGGAGTGACCCGCAAGAGGTCACATAGTTGAGTGCTGGATACGAGCATATTGCCTGCAGCATCAAATTTCACTCTGGGTTTTGTGTCCGCCATAGGTGTACTCCTTTCTTAAATCGTCTTTCTACATTCAACAGGAAAATTTTTCTCACAGAGAGAGGCCCATCGCGCGGGGGCGACCAGCGGCCATTTTTCGCCCGCGGAGTACCTTTTCCGAATTTTTATTTTCTCAATTAGGAATTATCATTGATACTCAATAAGAAAAAGGGTAGACCTCAACTAAGTAAGGTCTACCCCGGGGCAGTGCAGCAGGCAGACATATTGTGCGGGCCAGACACTGCCTGCTATCTACTACATTTACATTATATTAAATTAAGAGTGTGCCATTCTATGCCATCTTTTCAAATTCAGCTATTGCTTTCTTGTGAAGTCTGTGAACTTGTCGCCACGAATACCCTAGTTCGACAGCTATCTGCTCCCATGGCAATGCATTAATGTATCTGAGATTCAGTACATCCCTGTATTGTCCGTCAGTTATTTGGTTGATGACTTGCTTGACCTTGTTTCGAGAATCGATCAATTCATCCCATTCTCTGTTCAGCTCCTCCCTACATTCTTGTAAGTGCTTACTGATTCGTGGCATAGCATCTCCTGATTCACATAGCTGTATAGCTTCTGAATGTAAATCTCGGTTAATCGCATCTAGCTGAATCTCTAACGCACGCATTCGCTGCTCAGTATGGCGGACAGCTTGTAGTTCTTCTTTAGCCATCATGTGCGATAGTCTCCATATTTACCGATAATCATCTGTGCTCGTAGCAATCCGTCAATGTATCCGCTTTCGCGAATTCTATCATCTAACATAGGTGATCTCAGTTGCCTATTACGGGCTCGTATGATGGCAAGACTTAAATCTGACTGTATGGCACCTACAATCACATCCGCCCTGCTCCTACGCTTTTGCATCCTTTACCTCCATACGTTCGACAATATCCTCGATGGCCTCTACCATGTCTGCTTTGCATTGCTCAATAGCGGTAAACATCTCCTCACACATGGCATATGCATCATCACTTAGGTCGTCATCTAATCTCTCGGCAACGTTATCTTTGAGATTATCTACAACCTTAACTATGTCCATGACAAGATGATACGTGTCATCTAAATAGTGCCCTTTGTTAATTAGTAGTCGCTCGACTTTTGTCATACTGTTCCCTCTTTGCAATTTCCCGATTTAGATACCAACGGGCTTTTTTCAAATCCTTAATTGCATCGTCCTTATGCCCTGCTCTTGATACATACTTCACGACATTACCCAATCGATATCCTAATTTCTTATCTTCGATGTAATCAATAACCTCGATATCACCTTGCGTATAGTGGCTCGGATGATTGATGTCGTCATTTTGGTTATCTAGAGGTCTTATACGCTGGATTTTGCTTTTATCTATGGTTAATCCTGATTGATTCGATACTTCTTGTAATCGTTTTAGATTTTCGTTGGCTGCCAAACGTTTTAAAGTTTCATCAGCTGGTAACCTTATAGGTGGTGACGGGGGTCTATTAGGTCTCTCATACAATCTACCTGGGGTTAGCCTATATACTGTCTTGTGTTTTCGATTATCAATGATATCTATAACTTGAATAGTCGTGTAACACACTATTACTACGATAGCTCCGATTAATCCTGCCATTATAAATTGATCCATATTAATCATCCTTTCTGTATTTATCGATTCTTGCTTTTAGGCTTTGCAGCACATATTCCTGCGCCCGGTCCTTTTGCGCTAGTGCATCCATCATATCCTCGTCGCGAGTTCCCTCACATATCAGATGATGGATAATTACCTTCTCCATTTGACCTTGGCGATGTAACCGCTTATTAGCTTGTTGATATAGCTCAAGACTCCAGTTTAGCCCGAACCATATTACGTGATTCCCGCCGTCCTGTAAGTTAAGCCCATATGCCGTACTAGCCGGATGCGCTAATAGAATATCAATCTCTCCCGCATTCCATGCTATCTCATCATCGGCGCCCTTTAACTCACGGACTCGTAATTTGGTCTTAGCTAATGCTGCTTTTAGCCGTTCGCAGTCATGTTTGAAATTGTAAAACACTAATGCCGGCTTTCCGTTTAACTGTTCTACAAGTTCCATAAAAGCCTCAATTTTACAGCCATGTATCTCGTGAACGTTCCTATCACCATCATATACGGCACCGTTCGCTAATTGTTGCAACTTTGTAGATAGTGCTGCTGCGCTCAAAGCTGTGATATCTTCGCCAGCTTCAATCAACTCTAATACAGATGTGCGTTCCATATCTTCATAGGCTTTTTTGGCTTTCGCATCTAACTGCACATATTTAATATCGTTGATTACTGGAGGTAACTCCAAATAGTCACTAGCTTTCATGGATATGCATAACCCAGATATTGCCGCCATGATACTATCATTTGAATCGGATTTAGGTTTATAGGAATACACCATTTCGCGTGACCTTTGATCAGGCTCGAAATAGTAATCTCTAAATCCTGTATACGTTTTCCCTAATGACTCACCGCGGTCTAATAAATACACTTGCGCCCATAGATCGATTAATCCGTTAGGGGCTGGCGTACCTGTTAACAAAACCATACGCTTGATGTGGTTATACATATAAGCTAATGATTTAAATCGCTTAGCTGTGTGGCTTTTAAAAGAACTAGATTCATCCACAACTACCATGTCAAATGGCCATGCATTCTTATAGTAATCAACTAGCCACGTTACATTTTCACGATTAATAATGTAGATATCGGCTGGTGTATTTAAAGCCTTAATCCGCTTTGTCAGACTACCTAATACAGTAGATATCCTTAATATGCCTACACTGTCCCATTTTCGTGCTTCTCGTTGCCATGTAGCCTCCGCTACTTTCTTAGGTGCTATGATTAACACTTTACGAATGGCGAATCGGGAATACTTCAATTCGTATATGGCAGATAACGTGATAATCGTTTTCCCTAAACCCATATCCAGGAATAACCCTATCTTATTTTGATTAACAGTTTTATCGATACAATATTGCTGATACGCATGTGGAATAAATTGCATTACGCTTTCACCCCGAACTCTTCCGTGAATTGCTCCAAATAGCCAATCACGGCATCTGCACCTTTTAGCACAAATACTTTTTGCTGTAACTTTTGTAGTTCACGGGCTTGGACTCCCTGCAATCGTGAAAGTACGCCTTTGGATGTCTTCAATTCTACGAAATGTATAACACCATTTGGCCATATGACGATGCGATCAGGCACACCGACATTACCAGGGGATACGAATTTATATGCTTTACCTCCCGCGCGTTTGACACCTGCGATTAATTTTCTCTCGATATCTTTTTCTAGCATTTCTCACCTCTGAAATTCTTAAACGTTAACATGTTTACATACGCGTATATGAGGGTTCAAATTAAGGCTGTAAAGGGCGTATTTTTTCTTAAAACTCTTTGTTTTGATATTTACCAGTATATAATGTTAACAATGCTAACCAACCTATATGAATATAGATAAATACTGACTTTATGCGTTAACATAGTACGTTAACATTCTCCAAATTCGTTAACATTCTAATGTTAACAAAAATACTGAGAATGTTAACACTTAATTGAGAATGTTAACGTTATAATTTCAGTTTTGACTCGTTGATTCTGAACCCTCTTTGATGTCCATATTCACCAAACCTCATTAACTGACTTCCGCCCATTGTATACGGGGAGTCCGCCAGTATTTGATTAATTTCCCTGGTCTCGATCTTCTTCATGCGACTCGGGTCGTTACCAAAACATTCCCACCATACCTCTGCCGCACAAATACGGTCACGATATACTAACTCTTGACCCTCGGCAGGTTTAGCATTCATGCTAAGATACGTCCTCCTGGCGCTCCGACTCATCACATTCCAATTTAAAGGCACTTTGATTAATAAAAACTCATTAATCAGTCCTGCTTTGGTATTTGATTCCATGTGCGCCTCTCTAGCCGCATCAGCCAGTTTTAGTACGTTCGGGTCATCCTCGATAATGAGGCTTTCCCCGCTTTTATACCGATACAAGGCCTCCGCCCATAACTGGTCAACTTCTCCTGGAAGATTAACAAATATGTTCTTTCGTGGAGTCGTCATCTCAAGATCAATAGGCCAAAATCGGCGATTACCTGTAATATCTTTTAGGAATTCATATTGATTCGTACTACCAAAGAATACACACTGCCGTGGATACTCTTGTGTACGTCGGCCATAGGCTTGACGAAATACATCTACTTGACGACTTAGAAATTGCTTAGATGCATTTTCTTCAGCCCTTGAATACCCTGCCATTTCACCAGCTTCTATAATCCATTTACCTTGAATGCCTTCCGCAGCTTCTTTACCCTCAAAGGTATTTAAGCCATCAGCGTACCACTTCTTGCCCATCGTGCGGATAAGCGTACTTTTACCGATACCTTGACCGCCAATAAGAATTGGCATCGTGTCATACTTGCATCCAGGCTCAAACGCTCGTGCCACTGCCGCCGTAAACGACTTTCTGGCGGCTGCACGGGTATACACATTATCCTCAGCACCTAAGTAGTCGATGAATATGGTATCTAATCGGGCGATACCGTCCCAGGATAACCCGTTAAGGTAATCTAGTACTTCGTTAAATCCATTTTGCTCAGCACACATAATGAGGGCATCCATGATTTTATCTTTGCCGGTGATATCATATTTATTTTCTAGGTACCACCGTAAGCCCGCATCATCTGCGTCTGTCCATATGCGAAGTCCTGGTGTTGGGTTCCATGGTAGGGCTCCTTTTGCCACGTATCTCGAACCAAATCTATCATAGGCAAGTCTACCGACAAGCGCCGGATCATGGTGCATGATTTTAAGCATGTTATCTAATGTGTTCTTAGGTCGACCATTCTCGTCGTACTTTAAAGTCGAACTTTTCATCCAGTCGACGTTCGTTAAAGCATTAGGGTCGAGGTCGGATGTCTCAGCATGAGCCGATACGTCCGTGATAATATCAGCGAATACATTTGATGCCGATTCTCGGGCGCGGGCCATGTTGAGTTCATTAACGACTACCGTGTCTTGCATAGCTAGTTTAGCCATAGCCATGTAAGATGGCAGCTTATGCCCAGGTGTCCCATCCTTAGCAGCCTCGTCTAAGCTGTGGAACTTATGTAACCGGATAAGGTCAAAGGCATTAACTAATTGACCACTACACGGGTCAGTATTATGGTGACTGAACAGGAATGTATCGTCATCATATATAACCGCCCCGGCTACCGTTGAGCCAGTAACGAACGTTAAGCGGTCCTCGCTGCCATCAACATCGACGTATGCATGAGGTATGAATTTATCAATCGCCTCACGGATTCCGTATATTCTACAAAAGGCACCTACAATACCTGGTTTTTCTCTCGGATCAGCTTGCTTTGCAAGTAGCTGCTTTTCATGCTGCGATGCTTCCTTACCTGGTACTTGTGGCCAAGAACGCACATCTCGCCAATCAGTGTATTGGCCGAGCATACCGTCAGCAGATAAGAATGCCTTATCACCTACGTAATATACATATTGCGCATCATTCGGGCATGATGGCCAATACATAAGCCGAGAAGCTTCGAACGTAGTTCCATCCATCATACCAATGCCGATGAGCTCCGCCAGCTTACGAGCAATAGGCTCATACTCATCAGGTGTCATCGTTCTATCAGTAGGGACGATAACACGTAACCGTGGACGATGCACAGTGTGAGAACGTGTTGAGTAGATGGCATATGCCATGCCAAGGCTGTCAATCGTGCGAGCAACGTTCTCAGTTTCCCCAGGCGATATGGCATCCATATCAAGGGTAATTAGATCACGCCCAGACACGTTAATAGCTTTACGCTGCAGACCGTTTAAAGTACCACCAACAAAGCCGCCTATGTCCTTTAGCTTGCTTTTCTCAGATTTTGGCAATCTGTGGTATTCGTCCACGGTTTCTGTTGTACGAACGGGGATTTTGAGGCGTTCACAAAACTCGGACCACAACATCTCCGTACGGGTCCATTGCTTTGATGTGCGACTCGCACCGATACTGATGGTAATCAGTTTATCGTTTTGCAAGTGTATCCCCTCCTAATCTTTCATATAATAGTCGTTAGTAAAACCTGCTGATGATAATAGCAGTCCATCTGCCCAAGGTATGCCGATTGAGAATATAGCATTAACATCATCCAACGTAGACTCAGCATTCTCCTGGTTGATTTCAAGTACAGCTTCATCGTGAATGTGCATAATAATTTGATATCCTACATCCGCCAATCGGCGCAGAGTCAAAGCTAAGCAATCACGAGCGACTGCTTGCGTGATGTTTTCGACTAATTTACCTCCATAGGTGCCTTCCGTAGCCCATGCAGCTTTCACCTTAGTCTTAAAATGCACAGCATCCTTACCGAATGCATTCTGCTTAATGCTTGGGCTAGGATAAAATAGCTTACGTCCACTCGGTAACTCAATCGTCATATAACGGTAACCGTATATTGGATCAATTTCCAAACGGAACATAATGCCGTGGTCAAGGCCTATAGGATTCCCGGTAGTAACGGTGTACACGGCCGCATTCTCAACGGCATACCATAAATCTCTTATTCTAGGCGATGCGTTGCGCCATAAATTTACGATTTCAGGTAATTCCTCCTCATGGAGTCCCATATCAAGTGCCCCCATGTTTTTTAACGCATTCACTCCGCCTTGATAGCCGAGTGCTAATTCAGCGACTTTGCCCTTTTGTCTAAGATGTCCATTTTCGCCATGCTTAACAACGGGAACACCAAACATCGATGACGCGGATGCACAGTATATGTCTCCGCCTTCAGCGAATACACGTTGCCGCCAATGTTCTCCCGATAACCATGCAATAACACGAGCCTCAATGGCCGAGAAGTCGGCCACACATAATGTATTGCCCTTTTCAGCAATAATTGAGGTGCGAATTAATTGAGATAACGTATCCGATACGTCACCATATAGAAGTTCTAGCCCTTGACGGTTTTTGGTTTTAATAAGATGCCGAGCCGTGTCAAGGTTCTCGATGTAATTCCTCGGCAGGTTCTGCACCTGGATAAGACGACCCGCCCAACGTCCGGTACGGTTGGCCCCATAGAATTGTAACGTTCCTCTGAGACGAAAATCAGCGCCCATAGCACTATCAGTCATCGTATATTTAGATACGGATGACTTAGCTAGCTTTTTACGAATTGTAAGTACTTTAGATGCAACGTCATCAGCATCCAACAGCGCATCGGCTACAGTGTCCTTAGTTAATTTATCAAGACTGACATTAGTATTATTGTTTAGCCAATCAAGTAATTGATTGCGACTGTTAGGATTGCTGAGTCCTGTAATTTGATAAGCCTCATTCATCAGCATTTCGCGATTTTCCTCATCAATGTATAAGGCACCATCAACCAATTCATGGTCAATGCGTACACCTCTACTATTGATTTGGATATCAAGATACCAATCTTTCCACGTATCATCAGGTACGGGGAATGAGGCTAATCTGTGATAACATTCCATCTCAGTCACAACGTCCTGACGGTTGTACTCGATAAAAGCATTCCATTTATCCATATCGTGTCTAGGTAGATTACGGGTACGGCCCCCATTACGTTTAGTAGGCTTGCATGGTGTACAAAAGTACTTGATAAGTGCTTTCCCTGACGTGTCCTTTTTCTTATCCTGAGGTAACCCCAGGGCCTTGCCGAGTAAGGCTAGGCCCATAGGATATCCTAGGTAGGCACCGTGAATCATCGTGCACTGCCACTGATCAACAGATGTGAGTAACCCTGCACGATTTAGACACGTAATTTCAAATTGTGCATTGTAAGCGTGCTTGATTACATCTGGACTTAATAAATCACGAATTACATAGTCAGGAATTACCCCTCCCTGCGCTAAATCTACAACTTCAACAGGACCAAAGTCGTAGGAATACGCAAATAGTAATATGGCGAAATCAGGTGATTCAGTATATTTGTACACTCCGAATGAGATATCAGTCGATGAATATGTTTCTATATCAATACTTAGATGCCTCATATCAGGCACCTATTAGTAAGGTTGACCAGTTACAGGGTTAATCCCTACAGGAGCTTGTTGTACAGATTGCTGAGGTGTCGTAGCATATGCCGGTTGTACATAACCCTGTTGAGCTGCTTGTTGTTGCACAGGTTGACCTGCTACTGGAGCACCGGTATAAACATTAGCCGCACTACCTTGAGGTGCACCAAATACAGAGGATGCTGCAACAGGCATGCTACCCAATGCTTCACCATCGCGTACCTTTTGAACAGGACCCAAACCGCATCCGATACCAGTGGATTGATTAGAATAGAAGAAGAATCGAACGAGCACATTGACATACATACCGGAGTATACTTGTGTAGGATTTGTAAGAGGGTTACCTTGAAGATCTACTACTTCAACTTTATAATTAGCATCTTGTGCTGCTGTAAACACCCAATGGCCTTTACATTCAGGACCGAACTCCTTACCAGATTGTGTGTATCCATCGCCATCATGAATTGGCACTTTTGGCTGTGCTGGAACACGTGCGCCGAATTTAGTACGAGCTGATTGGATAGCAGCTTCGATAGCATTCATGAGAGCTTGGTATTGAGCTACATCAGTTTTAGGCAAAAGAATAGTAGCTGAATATCTAGGTTTAGCACCAGGCTGTGTGGAATTAGCCCAAGGTTCTAATAGATGGCAGTAGGATACACGAACATTTTGCAATAATACTTCAGTTGGTTGCGGAACGAATGACATAATTAATTACCTCCAATATTATCATTAGATACATTAAATATTTGCGCCGCAGTAGGTTGATTGGTAATCCGAGGGCGCTTATCGGATTCCTCAACTAGGGTAGGCTTGCCTGCTTTCTTAACTATCATGTCGCCTACCATATCATTAAATTGGGTTTTACCGATGGTCTTTTCCATCTGTGCCAATGTTAATGTCTTGCGTTCATATAGAATGCTTTCATCGATGCCAGCTTTGATTAAAGTATCTATAGCAGCATCGGTGTCTTGAAATGCCCGACTACCACGACCCTCTACAGCTTTCCAGCCAGGGACTGTCACCCCATTAAGAGATTCAGTGAGTGCGTAGTCTTTCATATCCTCGAGCCAAGCAGCGACATCTTTCCCTCGACGAAGATATTCACCGAGTTCTGTCATCGAGATAAGCCGAGGATCATGATTAGCAACTAGCGCACTGTGCAATGAGTCATTTGCCTCATATCGGGCTTTACATTGCTGCTTAGCCCTGCAGAATCTGCACCAGTCACCGGGTTCAAATTTGCCGTTACCAGATATAGCCTCGTCTGCACGAGGTTTGACGAATGTATTACCCCACTCCAGTAGTTCTGCCGTAGGGATTTCCCATTCGCTGATATTATTAACACGGGGCTGCACGATAGTCATTTTGACCGTATTGAACATATAGAGCAAACTATACGCATCAATCGCACCGAGGGCATATAGCATCATTTGCGGATTGTGTTCCGCATCAACGACTACCCCTTTTCCGTGCTTATAATCAACGATGTGCAAGGTGTCGCCGGATAGAATAATACAGTCAGCCGTGCCGAATCCATCTGGCACATAGCGGCTAAAATCAACGCGTTTTTCAATGGCTACTACTGGAGTTGCCGTGCAACCTAACATAACACCTTTGATATATTCAAGGTATATTTCCGAGGTATCGTCCATTTCTGGTTGCCACAACTCATCCTTTTTGATTTTGTTGAACTTGCGAGTGTATGTGGATTTAGCCATGGCCGTGGTATACTTCTGTAGTTTTAACTCACACAGTTCGTGTGCCAGGGTTCCTTCCTTTGCATATACAGATGTGCTATCGGGAAAGTTCTCCTCTAGAAGAGGGGCGGCTGTACAATGCAGCCACCGGTGCGACCCCGATGCGTTTAATAATGCATGTGATCGAGGTGCCATTAGATTCTTGCCCCCAATCCTCTAATTGCATTTACTAATTCAGGGTATCTGTCCTCAGGTACTTGACCTAAGTATTGAACACCAAATTGTGTCATTAACTGTTGCAATTCTACAGCTTTTCCAGCATCAAGCAATGGCGCAAGAGCCGCTTGAATTTCAGGCAATGTATACTTCTTAACTTCCTGAGATACAGGAGCGGTAACAGTTGTTTGTACAGGTGCGGCAGCAGTTTGTACCGGTGTATTAGTGGCCACGTTGACAGCTGGTGCGGTAACGGCTACTTGAGTAGGAGTAACTTGTACAGCCGTATTAGATGCCGCCATATATACAGAGTCTGGTTGCATAGCTACTGTTGTAGTAGGCACACCTTGATTTGTAGCTTGCGGTGTAAGATTAGATACGTCCACGAAAGGTGTCGCTACTGCAGATACTACTGTGTCGACTATACTAGTGGCTTTATCATCCATAGCTCTATCGTTATCTACAAAGCTTCTAAATTGAGATAGCACAGCTTTTAACTGATTATATACATCTAGTACATTAACTCCTTGAACTTCAACTTTAATCATTGTTTAACTCCTCCTGAATATTAATAATTGATTGGTTGTAATATGATTCTTTTAATTCAAAGCCTAAAGCCCTACGGCCCATCCGAAGTGCCATAACTGGGACCGTACCAATACCAGCAAATGGATCAAGTACGATATCATTTGGATTACTCCACAATTCTATGCATCGAGCCACAGTATCTAGCTGCAGCGGGCAAATATGACGTTCGTCCTTATTGTCACGAGCTGCTTTATAATTTAGCGTATGCGTTTGGCGGATATCGGCCCATACAGGATTAGCATATCGGCGCCATACTTGATGGCTATACATAGGCTCCGTATTGTATTTTTGCTTTTTATCAAACAAATCTGGATCGGGCGCAGGTCTTTCAATTCCTTTGATTCCCTCAGGTTCCTCTTGACCGAAAAACTGTGTAAACCCTTCTGGATGCGCGATGGGCTCCGGATTGTCACCAGGTTTACGCAACGTCACGATGTAATCAGGCGCCCCCATTCTACACATGGCAGAATCTTTTACAATTTGTTTGTGTAAAAGCCCTAGCGCCTTTGTCCGAGTAGCCTCAATGAGAGGGTCTTTCCAAATAGTGACTCGGGAATGCATCACGAATCCAGCATCCTGAAAGGCTCGAATAATGTCACCAGGAAAGTCTTTTATTCCGATAACACCGTCCCTGGATTTCGTGAGTGGTAAATCCATACAATGGACCGATACTAATCGCCCAGGCATTATTACACGGTATAGTTCTGCGATTAAATACTTGAAATGTTGCCAAAACTCGCTATCAGTAGATGAGTTGCCCATATCCCTATCAGAATTAGAGTAAACATACAAGCTACTAAATGGAGGGCTAAATATAGAGTAATGAACGCTATCATCAGGTAGCCCTTTTAGCACTTCTACTGAGTCGCCGTTATAAATTGCAAATCGGGACTCAATTAACTGATTTAGCACGTTCACGTTGTAAGTCCTCCTTTGCTTTCTTATTTAGCGCTTGTAGCATTGCGACTCCAGCAAGGGAGGCTATAGCTTTATTCATGCCTGCGTCAACAGCTAATTTAGTTAATTTGGCTGCTTTTAACTCATTGATGCGGATGACTCTTATGTTATGAGCCTTAGCATAAGCTAGCTCTAAATTGCACCCGGTTGAGTTCTCCCAACCGTTACACATTATGATTGCGTCACATCCACTTAGAAGGTCAATGCACCAGCTTATGCCAGTCTCATAATCGACCTTATCGTACAGATGCCCCAATATATGAATAGGTGATAGGAATATGTTATGCGCATCACTGCCAAAAGGTTCTTTTATTGGAAATACGCCCATATCATCCTGCAGCCATTTTAATACCGAGTCGGCATTCTTTTTATTTTTAGCCAATCCTCCAAATGGATGGCTTATGTAAATTTTAGTCATATAACAGCCCTCATTTCTGCCCAATTAGGCAACACCATCGGCACACATGGATTGTATTCCGTTGATTCCCGTCTAGTTTTAGATAATTCAGTACGAACAGCGTCACGAGTAAGCGCAATCATAGCGTCCCTCATTCTTATAGCATCCGCTTCCTTACGTTCGATGTTCGCCTTAACAGTGCCCTCCTTTTCAGAGATTACGATATAAGCATTCACCTCATGCTTCTGGCCAAATCGCCAACATCGGCGAAGTGCCTGATAATACTGCTCGTAGCTATCAGATAGCCCAACAAATATCATATTGTGGCAGTTTTGCCAGTTCATTCCGAATCCAGCGATACTTGGTTTTGTTACCAAGCATTTTAGGAATCCAGAACCAAAACCTAACATCATGCCTTGCTTTCGAGTTGCCTTATCGCTACCTTTGACGTCCTCTGCGAGATCAATCATTTCTTTTAGAGTGGTCGATTCATCATTAAGGTCGCACCACACTAGCCATTGCTCATTAGATACATTGACTAAATCGGCGGCCGCTCGACATCTTGATTCAAGAGATGCTTTGCGAGCCCTGCGGCGCTCTAGTAAGGATAAAGTAGGAACATCTTCACCAGTTTTATCAACAACGATTTCATGTACGTGTAACTCAGGCAATTCATAGCCATCATCTTCATAACCCAGGGATGCTGGGTTATCTAGCACTACTGCCCATGACGCCATCCACTCCCAAAAGGTATTCTCTGCATGGCCTTTTAATCGCCATTTAGCGGTATCGCTACCATCGTGCGTGAAATACATGGATAACATTTCGTTACGACTCATGATGCCGAGGAACTCTGCGTGATTGCCAAGCTCCATATAGTCATTTGGAGCAGGTGTCGCTGTACATGCCAGCCGATATGGTGTATTACTGAATCGATTTATTAAATCCGTACGTACTTTACCGGTAAATGACTTTAGGATACTCGATTCATCAAGCACGACACCTATCAAATTGTCGGTATTGAATCGTCCCAATTTCTCATAATTCGTAATATTAACGCCTGGCACAATATCATTATCAGATTCGCATATAGTCACAGGAATATCGAAACGTTCACCCTCGGACTGTGTTTGAGCGGCCACAGCTAGTGGTGCTAATATGAGTACTGATCCACCTGTATGTAGATAAATCTCATACGCCCAGGACAGCTGCATTAAAGTTTTACCTAATCCACAATCCGCGAATATGGCAGCTTTACCTTTTGCCAAGGCCCATTTAACAATATCTCGTTGAAAGCCAAAAAGATGTTTGTTTAGCATACCCGCATCAATAACAAATCCGTGAGATTCTGACATTTTAGATTTAGCGGATATGAATTCTTCATATTGTTGCAAATACGTCCTCCTTTAGATATAATCAACGTAGAATAGTATTTTTCTAATTTGAGCTTGTTGATGTTGCCACATCATCAGGCTCATTTTTTATGCCCAAATCCTCGCATTCATCTGGAATGCAATAATCCTTATTCGGACAAGTCGTACAGTCTCGCAATTTAATCACCGCCTTTCAAAGCGCTTAAATCTGGCACCATCTCCGGCTTCCTATTTTCCCATGTGTAATAATCTAGGCCTGCTTCTCTTAACGCATCTGCAGCAGCACGTCCGGTTTGAGCTTCATCAATAATTCTGTAAGCGCTTTGTCTGGCGTTGCGTACTTTTGATAGTCGTTCCACGAATGGCTTTAAGAGTTCACAAATAGCAGCCCATTCTTTTGGCGGCTTATGATAGCAACTTTTACATTGCCTAATCATACGATCTATTAAAAATTCCGAAGCCGGCATACTATACAAAACGCTATCACCAAACCCTGCTCGCTTAATCTCTTTAGCCGCTTTCCGGGCTTCAGATAATGCTTCTTCCAGACGTTTAAAAGCATCTAGCGACTTAATTTCTTTAGTCAATAAAGCTTCGTATTCTTCTTCAATTGCATCGGTTTTGTCAGAACTGACACGAGATACGAAGTCCCTTACCTTTTGTTTACTGATATATGGTTTTGCCATTTTTCTTTCTCCTTTTAGTTGTAATATGGATTACGGCAGTATTCGCCGCGTTTTCTTACTTCCGGGATGTAATATATAACATCCTCCTGCTCTTCGGCATCCATTTCGGCTTTATCTTTATAAAAGCCATAAACGGATATGGCCAAGCCTATGAGTGCCTGTACTCCAAACTGTATATATCCTATCTGGTCGAGTTCCAGGGAACCCATAGATCCGGCGATAAGGAATGTACCAAATAACATGTAGCCCATTATTCATCGTCCTCCTCAATCCGTTCAGCCGTAATACCATCTGTAGTCACGATAATACGGATTTCCGATTCATCATAATCGCACATGAAATCTTGTAACTCATATGCAGCATCCATAATATTGCTATTGATATTATTTAGAATTCGATCTGATTCGATTGCTTTCATATGGCGTTCCATAAGTTTTTGGTTTGTTGGCATTTCAGTCATAATTACGTTCCTCCTATAACATCATCATTGATAAAATAGACGCTACTGCTGCCGCAGCTAAGCTTATGTGCATTCCTGCATCAATCCATGTCATGATTATCCTCCTAATGAATTCCAGCGGATTTAAACTCCGCATCAATTAGCTTTAAATCCCATCCTAGAGAGTGAGCAAGGTATGTTTTAAACCCCTCTTTATCTATAACGAAGCTCCTGGACTTCTTGCCTGGCGATTGCCAGGCATATGCGAACGGGAATCGGTCTCTTGCGATTCCCTCTCGGGTTGCCGTTAGGCTAACACCAAGTACAGCCGACATTTGGGCGACCGAAATCACTTTTTTAATCATGTGCACTGCCCCTCCTTTCATATAGCTTTTAAAATCATTCTGATTTCTTGACCTACCTGTAAACGATCTTTAGTTGCCTATCGGGTAACTTTATCTGCAAAAAAAATCCCCATTGGATCGCTAATCGGTAATATGCTGATTAGCTTTTCAATTTCAGTATTGTAAAATTTACCTTTTTTTAATCGATACCGAAACCCCCTATCAGTAAGGCCTATCTCGCGAGCTACCTCGCCCTGAGTTAATCCGCTCTCCACAATAGCCGCTTTCAATTTATTTACTGCAATCATTCATTTCACCTCCTTTATGTTTCCTATTAGGTAACTAAAGAATATCACATGTATTAGGACGTGTCAATACCTAATAGGTAACATTTTTATATATTTTCAGAAAAATATTGCCTAAAAGGTAATAAAATGATATTATAAATGCATAAGGAGGTGAAGATAATGGGTACGATTAACACTCGCTTAAAGAAGCCACTAACTGAGTCGCAAATAGCATTAGCTAATAGAATCAGAAATAAGAGACTAGAATTAGGGTTATCGCTCCAGGAAGTAGCGGAGAAACTAGGGATTTCCAAGGTGACGCTGCAACGTTATGAAACGCTAGATATAGTTAATATCCCCGCAGAGAATATAGAGAAATTGGCGTTATTATATGACGTGTCCCCAGCATATATTATGGGATGGGAAGAAGATAATGCACATTTAAACTTCATTAATAATTCTGGCGTCGTCAGCGCATACCAATACGTGCCCTCCGCAGTATCTGCAGGGGTGTTAACTAATATAGAGGGTATTAGCACCCTCCCTACTGTATCAGTCCCAGACTTCATGATGGGTCGTTACGCAGGCAATAAGAATATTATACTTATGCCGGTTAACGGTGAAAGCATGAATAATGTTATCCAAAATGGCGCTATTATCGCCGTATTAAGAAATATAGAACTACCAGATATCCATGATGGAGATATTGTGGTTATTAAGAATGGAGGGGATTATACAGTTAAAAGATTCTATAATGACAAACAACATCAAGAATTTGTATTTAAACCTGATAGCTCGGATATGGCATTTCGGGACATCATATTTAGTTACGAGAATACAGATGACCTATATCTGATTGGTAAGGTTGTTATGTACAATGTGACTTTATAAGGGATTAATAAGGGAGATATTAGTATGTTAGCTAAGAAAGTAATATGTGGTCTAGGGATATTATTATCCTGTGTAGCTATTAATTATGCGAATTCTGGATTTGTTGATATAACACCGGATACATATGATAAGATATGGGCTATCGGCTCGAATTTCAAACCAGATAGAAAATTAGAAAATCCGGTATTGTACGGCATAGAACTTCGGAGCGGCGGCGGTGGCGCTGCATCGTTAATTACACCGGCCACGATAACGAAATACCTTTCCTATTCAAAAGATGAAAGACTTGTATTCCCTCCTGTGGATTTCAAGAATACGATGTTAAATAATAAGGATTACGTATACATCGCTACGTATGCGATGCATTTAAAGAATTTGCTTACCGGGGGCGTTATGCCCCAGCTACCTTCTCAACGGTTACTAATTGAGAAAGACGGCCAATATATTATGCCGGCTAAAACGGACACACAAATATACGACATGATGCCCCATAGCTATGCCATTGTGTATTATGCATATCCTAAAAATGTAATTTATAACACTCCTTACACGATTAAATTCATTAATGGTAACGGAGACCGCATCGAAATTCCAATTACCGCCGATAAGCTAAATAATCTTATCGACAAAGAATATAAGCTAGTATATCAAAATAGTGACCCAGAGTAACATTAATAATACCCCTATCATGTGATAGGGGTATTTTAGGAGGTATGTAATTATGGCCATGAAACGCGCCAATGGTACTGGCACCGTATATAAGATGAAGCATAAGCCCCTACGTAAGCCATATCGAGCCGTGGTGACCCTTGGATATGACTCCGAGGGTAAACCCTTACGAAAATCGATAGGCACTTTTTCAACGCAAAAAGAAGCGTATAATGCATTATCAGCTTATGACGCAAACGCCCAACAATACGAAGTCAAGGATACTACCTTTGGCCAATGCTGGGAATGGATGATTGAAGATAAGATGCGCAAAGGCGTCATCTTAGAAAAAGGCGGATATCTTTATAATAAAAAGAAGGTGGAGCACTTATTAAAAACCCCTATCAAGGACATAAGACTTGCACATATGCAAGACGTCATTGACAGATATTCAGATAAAAGCCATACAACTTTAGTACAAATTAAAACTGCTATGAAAGCAACTTTTGACGCTGCCATAAAAAATGATATCGTTGATAAGAACTATGCTGCGCTTGTAACGCTTCCTCAAAAGGTAAAGTCTGAAATCCACAAACCGTTTACCCCTGTCGAGATATTTCGTCTATGGGAGCTAGCAGAGACCGATCGAGACGCCCGAGTTCTATTAGTGTACATATACACAGGTATGCGCCCAGGTGAAATACAAAGTATTAAATTGAAAGATGTTTATCTCAAGGAACGCTATATGATAGGTGGTAGTAAAACTGCAGCAGGCAAAAACCGTATCATTCCGCTAGCGGATGCAATTATGCCTTTTATTAAAGAGTGGTATAAAATTAGCAGTTTTCAACGGAATGAATATCTGCTCCCTAAAGACACCCCTAAACATTTATTAATCGCCATCCGTACCTATCTAAATAAGCATTTCCCAGGACACCTTCCACACGACGGGCGGCATACTTGTGCATCCTTATTAATTCACATCGGCATATCAGAAGCCACGACAAAAACTATACTAGGTCACCGGCATTCCGACGTAACGAATCAAGTATATATTCACAAAGACGTATCGGAGTTAGTAGAAGCTGTTAATAAATTGCCTACTAAAGATGCTCTTTTGAGCGACGACTATGTGTCTCTAACTTTTATGAAAGGGTGAGCAACGGTTAAGCAACGGTGCTGATTTTTAAAAATTTAAAACAATCTTCTAAAGCAAAGAGCCCTGTAAATATAAGTATTTACAGGGCTCTTAATTTCATTTTATTTGTTTATATAACATATAAAAGCCTGTTACGGCACCGATTAATCCAAAAATAACCA